AATTTTGCAAATCTTAATGCAATTCAAACAGCAGGTACTTGTCCTTTATTTAGAGTATCTGGAGTAGTTAGGGATTTTTTAGTTACAGGTAATATTGTAAATGCAACTAACAGAATACAATGGTCAGGTATTAATGATATTACAGTTTGGTCAGGTAAACAATCTGACTTACAAGATTTACCAGGATCTGGTGGACAAATAACTCATATTACTTCTGGAGAAGTAGGATATGTATTTAGACAAAATCAAATAGTTCGTATGGACTATGTTGGTGGAGCAACAGTATTTAGACTATCAGTTATATCACCAAATAGAGGAGCCATATTTGGAAGAACAGTATGTCAAGATAATAGACGTGTATTCTTTCTTGCAGATGATGGTTTCTATGAAATACAAGGTGATAATGTAGTACCTATTGGAGTAGAAAAAGTTAATAGATTTTTTGATCTTAATTTAAACAAAGCATTTTCTGATAGAATAGTAGCAGCAATTGATCCTTTTAATCAATTAGCTATGTGGTTGTACCCAAGCACAAATAATACTAACAATACTACAGGTATTTGTGATAGAATTATTATATATAATTATGCTACAAAAAAATGGTCTTTAGCAGAAGTTAATGCTAGTCAAATATTTTCTCAATTTGTAGGAGCATATACTGTAGAATTAATGGATATTATTTCACAAAATTTAGAAAACATTAATGCTGCATTAGATACAGATTATTGGAATGGTGGACAAATGTTTTTAGGTGGAATAGATGGAGATTTTAAAGCTGCAATCTTTTCAGGAAACTCAAATGAATGTGAAATAGAGACAGCAGAAATAGAAGCATTTCCAGGAGCTCGTACTAACATTCAAGGAGTAAGACCAATAGTAGATGCAGAAGCAACAGTTACTGTAAAAACTAGAGAAAGATTAGCAGACACAGAAACAGAGTCTAGTTCATCTTCTATGGTAGATAGTGGGATTAATCCTGTTAGACAATCAGGTAGATACATTAGAGCTAATGTTAAGATACCTGCTGGAACAAGTTTTGATCATGCACAAGGTATAGACATTGTAGCATCTAAAGCAGGATATAGATAATGACAGATTCTGTAGATATAGATAACGTAAGATATTCAATGGAAACACAAGAGTTTTTCCAAAGACAAATAGAAGAAGCAATTAACACTTTAGTTAATAAAAATAATACAGAAAGCGATAAAGCTTTCGTTTGGTTTATGGAGTAAAATTATGGCAGGAACATTTTTAGGTAAATACGATACAACAGCAGCAAACAACTCAGCTACAGGAACTAATTCAGTTTCAGTAGCAGAAGGAATGCTACCATCTAATATCAATAACGCTTTTAGAAGTGTTATGGCAGATATTAGACAGCATTATAATGCAGCTGAATGGATTGAATATGGTGATGGTGCAGGTACTTATACAGCTACTTACGCATCAGCTACATCGTTTACAATTGATGGAACAAACGTAACAGCTATTTATCATGCTGGACGTAGAGTTAAAGTTGTAGCATCAACGCCAGGCACAATATATGGTACTATATCTAGTACATCTTTTTCAACAAACACAACAGTTAATGTTACATGGGATTCAGGAAATTTATCTAGTGAAGCTATAACAAGCGTACATATTGGTGTATTATCTAAAACAAATAATTCAATACCTACAGGAATTTCTGCAACTAAAATTGCAGATGGATCAATTTCAGATACAGAATTTCAATACTTAAATGGTGTATCAAGTGCTATTCAAACTCAATTAGATGCTAAACAAGCAACTATAACTGGATCAGCTTCTACTATTGATACTGAAAGTTTAACTGCAAACAGAGCTGTTATTTCTAATGGCTCACAAAAGATTGCAGTATCAGATGTAACCGATACTGAATTAGGATATTTAGATGGAGTTACAAGTGCAGTACAAACACAAATAGATTCAAAACAAGCAACTATTACTGGTGGTGCTACTACAATTACATCATCTAATTTAACAGCATCAAAAGCATTACAATCTAATGGTTCAGGTAAAATAGAAGTTAGTGATGTAACAACAACTGAACTTGGTTATTTAGATGGCGTTACATCTGCAATCCAAACTCAGTTAGACGCAAAACAAACTAGTGATGCACAACTAACTGATATTGCTGGACTAACACCAACTGACAGTAATTTTATTGTTGGTGATGGATCAAATTTTGTAACAGAGTCTGGTGCTACTGCTAGAACCTCTTTAGGATTAGGTTCAATTGCAACACAAGCTGCAAACAATGTTTCAATATCTGGTGGTAGTGTTACAGGTCTTGGAGCACCTTCAGGAACTTCTGATGCTGCAACTAAAAATTATGTAGATCAAGCTATTGCTGGATTAAGAACTAGAATTATAGCTGAAGTAGCAACTACAGCTAATGTAGATTTAGCAGCAGATTTACAAAATGGTGATACTATTGATGGAGTAACTCTTGTTACTGGAGATAGAGTATTAGTTAAAGATCAATCTACAGGATCACAAAATGGATTATATACAGTAGTATCTAGTGGTACTGCAAGTAGAGATACTGAATTTGATACTATTGCAGAGCTATCAGGTCAAATGGTTGTAGTTAATCAAGGTACAGCAAATGATAATAAAATATTTTTATGTACTACAAATAATACTGCTACATTAGATTCTGATACAATTACATTTACAGTTATTACACCTGCTAATGTTGGAACAGTAACTTCAGTAGGAGTAGCAGATAGTGGATCATCAGAATTTACAGTAGCAAACTCACCAATTACTTCATCAGGAAATATTACATTAGCAGTTAATTCTATTGCTAATACTAAAATTACAGGATTAGGAACTGCATCTACAAAAACTGTTGGAACTTCTGCAAACAATGTAGTGCAATTAGATGGTTCAGCAAAATTACCTGCTGTAGATGGTAGTCAATTAACAAACATAGATGCAGCTTCAGCTGGATTTGCAATCGCTATGGCAATAGCACTTTAAGGAGAAAAAATGGCACAAAACTTTAGAAGATACACAAGCAACAATGTAGGAACAGGAGCAGCAACTTTATTTACTGCTGACAGTTACGATACAGTAGTTGGTATATCAGTTTCAAATGTAACAACATCAGCTGTTGTAGCATCTGTTTATATTAACGATGGTTCAAACGATATTTATTTAATTAAAGATGCACCAATACCTGCTGGTTCATCATTACAAGTATTAGATGGTGGAGCAAAATTTGTAGTTCAAGCTAGTGATGCTTTAAAAGTTATATCAGATACAGCTTCATCTTTAGATGTTTGGGTATCAACAGTAGACGCAATCAGTTCATAGGAGAAATAAATGCCTTTTATAGGAAATCAACCAGCATTAAGTTTTACAAGTTTTGCTAAACAAGACTTTAGTACAAGTGCGACTACATCTTACACATTGGATAATCCAGTTACTAATGCAAATGAGTTAGCATTATTTATTAACTTTGTAAGACAAGAGCCTACAACTGCATATTCTGCATCTGGCACAAGTCTGACACTAACAAGTGCTACTGCATCATCTGACGATATGTACTGTGTGTATTTAGGTAAAGCTTTACAAACTGTAAATCCACCAAATGCATCTGTTGGAACAAGCCAGTTAGTTGATGGTTCTGTAACTTCTGCTAAATTAAATGCTGGAAAAGTTTTACAAGTTGTATCTACAACTAAAACAGATACCTTTACAACAACATCTACATCATTTGCTGATGTAACAGGATTTTCAGTTGCTATAACTCCAACAGCTACTTCTAGTAAAATATTAATTTTATGTACTATGAATTGGTCTGGAGATAACGCTAATGCTGCTGCTTACTGTAAATTACTTAGAGGTTCAACAGATATATTTATAGGAGATGCTGCTGGTAGTAGAACAAGAGTATCTCAAGCTCATATAGCAGCAGACGATAATGTTTCAGGAACTACAAGTTTAAATTTTTTAGACTCTCCATCAAGCACAAGTGAACAAACATACAAGGTTCAAATGGCAGTTTCTGCAAGTGGAACAGGAACTTTTAATAGAGGTCGTACAGACTCAGATAGTTCACAACACTCAAGAGGTGCTTCAACAATTACAGTTATGGAGATTTCAGCATGATAGATAAAGCAATAAAAAAAATAAATCCTAACGCAGAATTTACAATTAATGCAGATGACATTAGTCAAATAACTTGGTTAAATGGAACAACTCCAATATCAAAAGCAGACATTGAAGCACAAATACCAACTGTTGAAGCTGAAATAGAACAAGCAGAACAAGACGCAATAACTAAAAAAGCATCTGGTAAGCAAAAGTTACTAGACTTAGGTTTAAGTGAAGATGAAGTCAAAGCAATGATAGGAATATAATTATGGCAATAACAAAATTAATAGCAGATAGTATTACAAGTGGTGCGATAGGAAACACTCCAGCTTTTAGAGTTTATAGAAGTTCCAATCAAAGCATGGGTAATGGCTATCAAAAAATTCAACATAATGCAGAAGACTTTGATACAGACAATGCTTTTGACAGTACGACAAACTACAGATTTACAGTTCCAAGTGGAAAAGCTGGTAAATATTTTTTTAATGCACAACACAAATTAAATGGCATGTCTAATGGTGGTAGAATTTCTGCTGCTATTTATGTTAATGGTTCTATAAAAGCACAAAATATTATCGCTGTTGGTATAGCAGAAGATAATAGTTCAAATGTAAGTGCGATATTAAATTTATCAGTTGGCGATTATGTGGAAATGTATGGTTATCATAATAACGGTTCATCATTAAATGCAAATGGCTCATCATCAAATTGTTTTTTTCAAGGATACAAATTAATAACATAACAACACAACTATGAGGAACAAACTATGGCACAACTAAGTACAAAAATAAAACTCTACTGCGAAGCAAATGATGTTTCAAATGTAGATTTTATGAATGATGTTATGTTGCAAGATGACAGCGATGGTAATGGTGCTTACATTAAGGAGTGGAATTTAGATATTGCACAACCTACTGATACACAACTAGCATCATATGACACAGCAGCAACAACGACAGAAGCTAACAATGTAGTAATTTCTACAAGAAAAACAGCTTATGGTTCTTGGGAATCTCAACTAGAAGAAATCTATGATGATGGAATTGACAGTTGGAAAACAAGAATTGCACAAGTTAAAACAGATAACCCAAAGAGTTAATATAAATGGCATATATAGGTAAGACACCAACAATAGGAAACTTTCAAGTTTGTGATGCAATATCAGTAGTCAATGGTCAAGCTGCATACACTATGCAAGTAGGCTCTGTAAATGTATCTCCAGAAAGTGCTAATCACATGCTGGTTAGTTT